GTATATCCTTGCTTATAACAAAGATCTTCAACGCTATCAAACTGGTACTGTTCGAAGATTGCAACAGACGCCAACACAACAACTACGCCACTGACAAACTTGATCATACCGATCTCCAACTATTGACTTTGCTATAGTACTATACCAATCAAACAAAGTCAACAGTTGTTTTTAAAATTAATTGTCTTCTAACGACTTCATAAGAGTGTCAAAATCTTCATCATCATCAAAAGGAGAAGCAGTTGATTTGATCGTTGGAGCTGCCTGTTGACCAAATGACTCAGTTGACGTCTTTGCAGCTGCGATTGCAGGAACTGATGTTCCTAGTACCCTATTGAGCTTTGCCTGCAGTTCTTCATAAGACTTGAAGTTCTTTGGGTCAACGAATTCAAACAACGAGTGTTGTTGTTCCCAAATCTTCTCGAGCATCACATCGTCTTCAGACAGAACTGATGGTTCAGCAAAATCAGACTTGTCGTAATTACGATACCCATCAAACTGACGAATGCGAAGACGGAAGTTGGCGCCTTCCCAGAAATCGTATGGATTGACTGGCTGTTCATCATCGAAAGCTGGATTCATTATGTCGTTCAGTTTATCAAAGATCTTCTTTCCATACTTGAAAAGAAAAACCTTTCCTTCATTTTCTGGTTTTGCTGGATCTTTTAGCACCAGAACGTTAGAAATAAAATGTAGCTTACGCTTCTGTTGACGAGCAACGTCCTTATCTGACTCTACGCCCGAATTCCATAAACGAGAATTGATTTCTCCGAGTGGATCTGGTTCTCCAATCGTTGTTCGGGAATTTTCAATGTACCATGAACCAGTTGGTCCTTTGAATGCATGAGAGAAGATTCGTACGAATGGTACGTCCTCTCCTTTTGGAGCAGGAAGGAAGCGAAGTACAGCCTGACCATTTCCAAACTTGTCAACAGAAGGTTGCCAGAAGCGAGTGTCAGGACCAAACTGCTGAGTTGCTCCATTCTGCATCTTATTCAGCTCACCAGTCAGTTTTTCTAGTGAGGATTTGCGAGCTGATTTCATTTGTGAGAAAGAAGTATTAGTCATTTGTATTCTCCGTATTGTTTGTATTAGTAGTATTAATCCTATTATTTGTGTTCATTACAAATAATAACAAAACATATTATATTGTATACTGCTTCAACTGTCAACTGCTAAATTGCAGTCGATTCTGTTTCTGCAGAAAGTTCAGACTCTCTGCTTCTTTTCTAATTAGAGAAACCAGTGGCTGGTTTGCCTTAATAATTTCCCCAAGAAGTTCTTCTTCGATTGTATGCTGCTGACAATACAACAAACACGCATCGATGTAATCTAGTTGATGAGTTTCAGCTAACTTGGCAATCTGGTTGCCAATCGTCGTTACATTATTTAGGTCAATTTTCATTATCTTTCCTTGCACGCAATCTTATTTTATTACCACCATGGACAAAAAAATCTCTTTCAAAAATCACTCTGTTTTGACTATTTAGATAAGAAATCGTTAATTGTGAAGTTTCAAAAGGAATTTCCCAAACAAACGGATTTGCATTACACTTAGTTTCTTTTACTTCAACGGTCAACTGCTGTTTGATTAACGTTCGAGGTTGAGCAAAAGCGGCACTACTAAAAGATAGATAACCAAACAATGCAATAATGGTTAACGTTTTCATGTTACATTCCGGTGATCAATAGATAGACAATCACTGGGAGACCTACGATTAAGCAAACTGCAATTACCTTGTCCAGCATAGTAATCTTTGGTTCTTCAGTTGGAACCATATGTACTTCTACTGGCTGGGTTAGATCAACTGGAGGCTCAACTGCTACTGGAACAGCTGGCGTTTTAATCGGCTTCTTGCTCGCTTTGCGAGCGGTCGCGCCGGGTTCTTTTACGGATCTTGGGTTTGGGTTGCTCGATTTCGTCATCTTCGGCGTATTGGAGGTCTTCGGTGTTTTCATCAGTTAGTTCCTCAGTTACTTCTTGTTGTTGGAAATCTTCTGGATAGTTGGAGATCATTCCTTCTCGATACCCTTCAAACAATCTCATGCAGGCCAACATGCCTTCTCGTTCTTCAGCAGTAAATGTTCGGAGCAAGCGACTTTCTACAATGCCTGTTTTTTCAGTAATATAACGTTGATACTCCCAGGGATTATTACCGTCGCTTTCTGGGGCATATCGTTTCAATGCATCGATCAGTGTCATGTTTCTGTAACGCGACTGGTCACCAAACAATAACTGCTGATGCGCATACATCCCGGTCGCAACGTCTGGAAACACGGCATGTCCAATATAATCTCGTCCAACAGAACCATTCTTTTTAGTGAACGTTCCTTCTTTCAAATTACCAGGGTTGTTGCATCTCCAAGCAACTGTTCCTTCATGTCTTTTTACAACCGACCCATCGTCCATTTCACAAACAATCATTTCTGAATCGACTAACAATACCCGTACAATCTTCATTACACTACCTTCTTGTTAAATGTTAGAAAATGATTATACTGATATTTATAATACAAGCAATCTACATTGTATTGTGTTGAACATTTTTCAGCAAGTCTTTTTATATAATACTGGTAGCAATTGTTTTTATAACTCTTTTCATCGTTATCTTTACCATCAGCTTCAAATTCTAGCTTAACGGTAGTTCCCCGACGTACTTTGTTGGAAATGCCAACAACAAGAGTTTCAATTGATTTTTGAATGTGTTTTAGAATTTGATATAGATCAACGAATGAGAAATCAATCAAAGACTTATGTGTAGACCCATTTACAATAAAGATGAATTCCAGATAATCAAACGCATCGCAATTAGTTTTTAATTTTTCAACATATATTTGAATTGCTTGATTTTTTAGTTTGAATGTAGTGTCAAACACAATAGGATTGTCAGTTTTTTTAGTAATCATGTATAAGCTCTCGTTTAAAAAAATACGACGCTGAAACGAGCAAACAGCGTCGTATTTTTGGTTTTTTTGTACTTACTTAGGGAATGTAGAACTTGGTATTAGAGTATGAAGGGGTTTCTGGTTGGGGGGCTACTTCTGGTGCAACTTGGTCCAATTTTGCTTCCAGCATAGCAGTTGAAACAGCAAGGTCGTTTGTCAGGCTGACTAATTCAGTGCCAGCATCTGTTTTTGCTTTTTCAAGGTCTGCTTGAAGTTTTTCAATTAGATCTAGGGCTCGGGAGTTTACCATAGCTGCCCGTTCAACTTGGTCTTTTAGTTTATCGATTTCAGTTGTCATAAGTTTAAGCCTTTCTGTTTGGGTTTCTAACTTAATAAGAATGATATTCAGCCTCTTTGTCGTTTTAGTAAACCAAGAAAACATAATTGTCTCCTTTTGAGATAGAAGGGTTTTTGTTGATCGTTGGTGACCTATAACCACTAATACATTACGGATGTATTATATTTAAGGTCAACCAGCAAACCTATCAGTACTTTTATTCCCCGGAAACAAATTTATTTAGTTTCACAGCTTCTTTCAGCACATCATCTGTTGTAATGCTGTCTATAACAGGAAATGGCGGAACTTCAGTACTGTTTTTATCACAAAAAGATATATGTGCATTCCAAGTTTCAGATTCCTTCTGAATCTCAATAGATTTACTATCAGATAAAATATCACGAGCTAATTTTAGTAATTCAAGTCTAATTTCATATGGATTCATTTGATTTTCCTTTGTGTGTTTGTGTGTAAAATGACAGTTTTTCTGTTTCGAGGAAAACTGTCAAACCCAATGAAACTTAAGCCGCTAGGCGAGTTTCAAATGGCGCATTATCGTTTGCGACATTTTTGGTTTTGGACTAATTGTCGGTCGTTCCTTACCGGTATCTCCACTCTCTCCAATACGTCTGTCGATCCTTTCACCCCCATAAAAGACACATTATAAAATTTTACTGCTATTATGCCGAAACGCCTATAAAATCCGTCTTTCGGTCCACACGGTAATGTGTCTATGGTGGAGGTGTGGGTATTGAAACCCAGTCCAGTCCGTTCTTCAATCGCTTCAACGATACAATGTATATATACAATAAAGATTTTAGATTGTCAACTTGTTTTTTTCCAGGATTACCAAATCCCCATCTCTGTCCAACAACGTATAATCAATAGTAATAGGATCAAACTGTTTGATCTTGGTAAACACAATTTCAACATCCAACTCTGAACAAGTATACACGTCTAACTGAAATACTGCAGGACTGTCTTCATCCCACGTATGAATTGCAACGTGGCTAGTTTCAATTACACAAACTCCGGTATAACCTCTATTACCAATAACTGGGCAATACACCGTATGGGGACCTGAAAGAATCTTCATTCCAATCGATTCAATTAGATCCTGAAACCAAAAATTCATTTTGTCCAGATCATCAGCGGATGGTGGGCTGTTGATTTCTGCTCTTATAATTAGGTGTTTGTGCTTCAACATCAATGATTGTTCCTTATAGCTAATCGCAAACGCGAACTCTTTTCCATATGTACTTTGATTTGGCGATTTGAAATCGTTTGAGCATTAATTGTTCCTTTTTTCTAGTTCGGTCACGTGTCTCATAATCTTATCGTGAGAGATTGGTATTCCTTTTTTATCTCGATGCGTTTTATACGTTGGACCAGATGAGGCATCCTGATGGATTAATACTGTTACTCCAGTAGATGGTATCTTGTCCAACCTTATTACTTTATAATATGGTTCAACTGCAACAAATTGCTTTGATCTATAACCATGGTAGAAAATCAAATCTCTGGCTGGTTTTTCTGTGGTCTTAGTTCTCTAATTCCGGCAATTGCATTATTATAATTCAGT